GTGGAGGCTCTGGCGGCTCTACAATTATGGGCGGGCGTGGAGGCTCGTACACTGGCTCGTCTGGAGGAGGTGGGGGAGGAGTTTCAGTTACCGTAGATACAGTAGATAAACCACCAGTCGGTGGGGTTTCATTAACAATTGTTGCGGCTGGCGTTTCAGTAACTGCTTCATATCGAGATTGAATATCCGCGACATCAGTACCTGTTGCACGAGCAACATCTGCTGGAGTTACATCAAACTGATCCATTATGGCGGCAATGGTTGCATCGTCCGCATCGGGATTTGCTACTAACCAGTCAAATATTTGTTGGTCTGATATCGCCATCTCAATCAACCTTTTGGTTAACAGCACCAACTAAAGCCGCCGCCCAATCTTGCCAGTTTTCGTAGGTGTACGGGCCGGGGATGCCTTCGTTCGTAAAAATATCAATAGCCTTCAGGCTTGCCGCCCACTCTTTCCAGTTCTCTTCACCAGAAGGAATAGACAACTGCTGACCCGCATACGCTTCGCACATAAGCGATGCCCATGAATTCCAATCCTGATAGCGAGGGTCGTATACAACAGCCAGCGCCACATTAACCTCCGAATGGACGAACGTCGCCCACGTTGGCACTGAGCAAAATCCTACCCATTTGATAGTTTCCACCCTGCACGTTACTTGTAAATCTTAAACGTATCTCTCGACGTTGTTCACGCATATCAATTTTTCCAGTGTCTGGATCAAAGTAATATGGGCTTGAAGTAACGTCTTCTCTTTGTGCAAATGGTCTGCCAATAACTTGTAATGACATTTGACCAGCTTGAATAAAGTCAGGTTCAATACGTTCAAGGTGCAACCAGAAGTTCTCGCCAACACCGCCTTGAGGTATCTGTGGTGACTGGGACGGGCCGCCCCCCACCCAACCTAAGTCAGATGTTTCAAAGTAACTCTCAATAGCGTTTACGTTTTGATCGTTTACTTCGTCAGTACCAATCTCATGTTGCCACAAAGTTATGCGACCAGCGGTTGTATTAAATGTAGCCGTCACGGTTGCAGATGCAGTAGCATTGTTGCTCAGTGTGACAGTGAAAAATCCAACTGTTGCGCTAGGAGCAATCAACGTAATAATTGAGTTGTCTGGTATTCCAGTTCCAATAACCAATTGACCAACAGCAATCAAGTTTGTAGTTGGAACTTCAATAGTTGGCAAAGTGTTTGTAGTCGTAACCGATGAGGTAAAAACTTCTTCTTGCACACTCAAGTCAGTACCCGCATTGATTGGAAAACGGAAAACTTGGGAGAAGTAACCAGCAGAACGTCTAGCACCAAGCGCCTGTCCGCCGTCATACCAGCAATTCTCGCGGATGTTGTAGATCACGCAATCGTTACATTCCTCTGAATCACCAGAGGGAAAGAACCACCAAATCTCACCAAAACGTGGAACCTTTGTAGCCCAAACTTTTTGGCTCTGCGCATAGTTTAGATTGTCAAAGAAGTAGTTTTGGTTCATGGAGTTTGGGATTTCCTTTACAGTACCGTTGTACAAAAGGAATCGATCAACACCAATCCAGTAATAGATACCGTCGTACTCAATCACACACTGAGAAGACAAAATAGAAGACTGACTAGAGATGATGTCATAGCGCCAGTAGAACGTCGATGAAACACCACCAGTGCTAACTGTTGTGGGAGTGTAGGAAACGCGAATTAATGAATCAAGCGCCCAAAACAATCCAGACGGAGCGTTAGAACCACCACGCACTGGAAGACCTTTTACAATCTTTGTGGAGGCTACGTTGACCTCATTCGAGTCAGGCCCGTTCCAATCAAATGGATTACCAGCCACGCAATTTTTGATTAGTCCGTTGTCGCCATACACAAAGACGTATGGATGCAAAACAACTACACCACCTGAAACTTCAATAATGGCACCAGTAGGACTTGTTCCAGCAGTATCAGTCAGTGGGGACAGAACGGTGCCAGCAATGTTTCCAGCTAAAACTGGAGTATTTATTGTTTGGTCAATCTGCTCTAAGTTTAGGCCGGGGTGCGCAAGCAACAACTGGTTACCCGATCCCTGCGCATCAAACGACGAATCAAACTGCCAAAGGTTTAAATCACTCTCAGTAAAACCATCATTGATGGTGGCAACTTTAATTGAAAAACCACTACCAGTTCCGCCAATGCTTGCGGCGGTTGCGCTTAAAGTATTTCCAACTACATATCCATTACCAGCGGTTGTCAGGGTCACTGTGGTTACTGAACCACCAGAAACAACAATTGTTGCCTTTGCACCAGAACCAGAACCGCCTGTAAGCGTCACATTAGTATATGTACCGTTAGTGTATGCAGAGCCACCAACCAATGTATTAAGTGTGAGAATTAAACCTGTAAAGGTAAACTCACTAACTCCAGAACCAATACCATTGTTGTCAATGTTGATGACTTGCAAGCCATCGTTGTAACCATTAAATACTTGGTTAATACCGTCGGCAGAGTTGACGTAGATACCGCGAGAGTAACCAAGCGCATCGTTCGTGATGGAACGATAGCCGCCAATCTTACGAGGGCGACCGCGCTGAAACCTTACCCAACGACCGTCAGAGTAAAAGTTTTTGTCGAAGAATGTTCCATCCCGTTGGACACCGGGCTGGGTATCAATCGAAAAAACCTTTTTGGTCATGTAAACACTCCACCAGAAACACCACCAGTAAAGTTACCCGTACCCACAATTGCCAAACCTGTTGCTGATAATGTTGATCTCAACACGCCAAGAATAGCAATGTTAAATTCTCCTGAAGCGGCTCGGTAAACGCCAGTGCTTGCCTCTGAAGAAAAATACAAAGCAGGTGCTCCAACAGTTCCGTCGACCAATCCAATTGAAGATGATCCAGCCAACACCGTATTAGCGTTGACTAAGTTCACAGAATCACAAATCAAAGTTGCCTGTTGATTTGATGCAATCGTTGCAGTAGAACCGCCAGTGTTGGTTGTGATAGTGACCGTGTAGTTTCCAACTCCACCTACCGTGGCATTCTGAATGTAGTACACCTGCACCGTCGGGGGAACAATGATTGTCACATTCCCAGTAAGTGTTCCAGTGTACTTTTGAATCACATTGGAGGCTTCGGCTGAAGTCAACGTGTAGGTTCCAGTAACAACCGCCTTGGTCAATTGAGTAAACGCAAATTGCGTAGACTTACCCAAACCAACCGTGTAGAACGTAGAACCACTGCAAACAATAATGCAAGAGTCGCTAGGTTGAAGAATGATTGTTGCAGAACCGTTGATGGTATTTCCACCAGAACCTGAAACCGTCAAAGCACCAGTTCCGCTGTTACGCAAGAACATGAACCAATTGTCGCCCAGCGTAGAAGCGGCTGTTAGGGTCAAGGTTCCAGCACCACCAGTCCACACATAGGTGTTAGAACGATCAGTATCGAGCGCTGTGTAGTTAGATGAAAACGTCGTAACTGGTTGACTTTGATTGAGCGTTTGACCAATAGCTAAAAGACCGTATCCAGCAAGGGTAGCGGCATCTGCACCAGAAGAACCAATACCGTAGGCAATGATTCCCCATGTACCTGCTGTAGTTGGGTTGGCGGTGATGTAGATGTACTGAGCCTCGCCAGCGGCTACAGTCACAATGGTGTTTAAACCCGTGTAGTCTTTAACCAGCAAACTTACAGCGCCGACGTTTCTGATCAAGGCATCTTGACCAACAGATGCTTGATTAGCGGGAGGCATCCACAACTCGTTTGCGCTAGAGGCTGTAGACACCTCCATAATACGAGCGGCGGCGTCGTCAGTTGTGGTTCCGTTGATAGGCCATTCCAACTGCAAGTCAGTCGTCAGAATAATGCGGCGATACGATACGTCAGTTGGCTGGATGACGTTACCAGTAAAAGGGCTGTTGTAACTCATTATGAATCCACCGCTACGGCTTGACGATCAGCCAGTCTCAATTTATCTTCAGCCATCAACGTGCGCATGATGAGGTCATAGTTCTGTTGCCACATACCCATGCGCTCATCGTTCTTGAGGAACGGCATAGCTTGCAACAAAGACCCATACAGCAACGCTTGGGGCGCGTAAATTGTGAACCAATTCGTCTGGTTAGAAGAATCCAAAGGTTGAATGCGCTCGTAGTACAAAACTTCAAACGTGTAGCCTGAAGCAGGAGTAGGAGCCACCAACCAATGGGTGTAGTCGTAGTCCGCAAAATATGCGGGAATACCAGTATCGGTCGCGTTAGGCCAATACTCACGAAGGTACTCATACTTGCGTAACAACACGGGTTGGCGCTCACCAGCCACTGTAATGTTGAACGAAACCGTCTTGTGCCAACGAGCAGGCTTGTCAATTACTGGTTGGTTGGAAACCATTGTGGATTCCACAACGGTTAAATTTCCAAGGAATTTGATCTGGCTGGCAATTGTTTGCTCTGCCAACATAATGAACAGAGGAATCTTTTCGAGGGTCGCTGTATCCGTCCGCTCTAAATAGGACTGGATATTCTCGACCAAACTGTCATAGGTCATAACACTTGCGGTCGTCATGCGTTCACCTCGTGGATTTGTTGAGACATTTTAGTCTGCCTTTTAGCTTGTGACAAGGCTACTTACTAGCCACGCCTTTGGTCTTC